CTATTTCAAAAGTTCAACCACCTAAAATGTCTGCTGCTCAAAGACGAAGAAGAATTGCTCAAGGTCTTGTAGGCGGTCCAAGAGCAGGACGCAGAGAACAGGTAAGAGATATTGGCGAGTACGCACCCCCAGCCTCTCAAATTGCGGATGAGATGGGTCTTAGTGGTATGATTGATCCGGATGAAATTATGGAACTTGGTGGATTTGAAATTCGTAAATCCGGTGGTCAAATTAAATACAAGAAAAAAGGCGGACCTATTGGCTGTGGTGCAGCCCAGCGGGGTTACGGAAAGGTAAGGAGCTAGTATTATGTCTTCAAAAATTGCTGGATCATTAATTAAAAAAGTAGTTAAAAAAGTTAAAAAACGTAAACCTTACGAGGGTCGTACATCAAAAAAAACTAGAAAGTATACCAAAGGTGGCTCCGCTGTTCAAAAACCTATGAGAGATGCTAAATCAAAAAATCAAAGATATCAAAGATTTGGCGATGGTGAAGATAAAGAAGTTCCAATTCCAAAAAAGAAATTTAGAGAAACCGAAGGTACAAGAAGAGACCCTGAAGGTAAAGGTTCTGTAGATTCAGCAAGGGCTGTTGGTACAGGGGGTGAAAAAATAACTAAAGGGTCAGAAAGTGGTGCAAATTTTTTAACTGATCAATCTGCAGTTGGTGGTGGAAGAGAAAGAGCTAAAATAAAAGTTCAATTAGAAAAATTAGAAAGACAAAATAAACTTACAGCTAAAGAAAAAACTCAACTTGATAATATGAGAAAAGCTGATGAAGAAGCTGCTGATAGGCAAGCGGGAAGAAATATAAAATCTAAACTTGCTAAATCTGCTGCTCAAAAGAAAGTATCTGCAGCTAAAAAAGCTGAAGAAGATTTAACTCATTTTTATCAAACAGGTGAAATGAGAGAAGGTTTTAAACCTACACCACAACAAGAAAGACAAGCTATTAACAATTTAAAAGCTAGGGGAATGACTAAACAAGCTAGAGAAATTGAAGCTCGAAAAGAACTTGGTGCTAAAGAATTTGTTAGGCAGAAAAATAAAGAAGGCAAAAGAAGTGGCGGTCCAAAAGAATTTAAAAGTAGACCAGAAGAGCGCAAGTATGGTGGTAAAGTTACTTATAGACGAGGTGGCGGTATGATAGGTAATAAAGGTGTGATGTATGGCTATAAATCTGGTGGTCAGGTATAATGCCTTTTTCTAAGTACAGCCCTAAACAAAAAAAGTTAGCAAGGGTTGCAGCACCTAGAAATAAAATTACTGCTGCTGATCTTAAAACTATACGAGGAAAGAAAAGTGGTGGAACTGTTACGAAGTCCAGAGTTAATGAGGCAGGTAATTATACAAAACCAGCTATGCGTAAAAGATTATTTGAATCAATTAAGTCGGGCAGTAAGGGCGGTAAACCCGGTCAGTGGTCAGCTAGAAAAGCACAGATGCTGGCGCAACAATATAAGAAAAAGGGTGGGGGATATAAAAGCTAATGGCACTTGCAAAGTCACAGAAAAGCCTAAAGAACTGGACAAAGCAAAAGTGGAGAACGAAATCGGGCAAACCATCTACACAAGGTCCAAAGGCTACGGGGGAAAGATATCTACCAGAGAAAGCAATCAAATCTCTCTCTTCGTCTGAGTATGCTGCTACAACTGCTGCGAAAAGAAAAGGAACTAAACAAGGTAAACAGTTTGTGGCCCAACCTAAGACTGTTGCTAAAAAAACTAAAGTTTATCGAAAGAAGGGCGGCTCTGTGGCTACAAAAAGAAAAAGCACTGGTAAGGGAATGAAGGGTCATACTATTAGTGGGGGACAAAAGCGTCCCACTAAGCAAGGCGCAGGTATGACTGAAAAGGGTGTGGCTAAATACCGCAGAGAAAATCCCGGTAGTAAATTACAGACTGCTGTAACTGAATCTAATCCTACAGGTAAACGAGCCGCACGCAGAAAAAGTTATTGTGCTAGGTCTGCAGGACAAATGAAGCAGTTTCCCAAAGCTGCTAAAAATCCTAACTCTAGATTACGTCAAGCTAGAAAAAGGTGGAAATGTTAATGGCTATTAACAGATCAAAAATATCTCAACAGATATCTAAACCTCCTCAAAAGAAAAAGTCTAAGAAAAGAATTAAAAGGAAATAGTAAATGGCTACAAGTGGTACATTTAATTTTTCATTAGAAATTGATGACGTAATCCAAGAGGCCACAGAGATGATTGGTGGTGAGCAGACGCTTGGGCATGAGCCAGCTTCTGCAAGACGTTCTCTTAATCTAATGCTTAAAGACTGGCAGAACAGAGGTATTCTACTTTGGTCAACAGAAGCCTCTGCAATTACTGTTACTGCTAGTGTGTCTTCTTATGAGTTAAGTGATTCAACCATTGATGCTCTTCAAGTAATTGTAAACAGAGATAATACTGATTTACCTTTAACAAGAATTTCATATGAAGAATATTTGCAGATACCACAGAAGGGTCAAACAGGTAGAGCTACTCAATATTCTATTAAAAGAAACAGAGACAATCCAACTCTGTTTATTTGGCCTATACCAGAAAACTCAACTGATGTTTTAAAAGTTGAAAAGATTAGTGAGTTACAAGATATTAATAAATCAGCTGGACAGAATGCAGATGTTCCAAAAAGGTTCTTGCCTTGTTTATCTGCTGGTCTAGCTTTTTATATGTCTATTAAACGTCCCGGTGTTGATGCTGGTAAGATTACATTTCTTAAACAAAATTATGAGGAATTATTAGAAAGGGCCTTGACAGAAGACTCTGAACGTGCTAGTATCTTTTTTAAGCCTAAGCTTAGAGCAGTTTAATGGCTACCGATAAAAGAGCTATAGCAATATGTGATATATGTGGATTTCAATATCCGCATAGAGTTTTAAAAAAGAATAGTTACGGTTTGATGGTATGCCCTACAGATTATGAAGGGTCTTACGATTTAAAAAATCATCCACAAAATAAGACACCTAATGTAAAGGATGATGAAAGAGTTAGAGATGCAAGACCTGCCTCTATAGCTGAGAGAAATAGTTTATGGGAATCTGCTACGTCTGATTGGGAAGACACAAACCAAGATTGGAATATGATTTAATGGCTACATTAACTGGAAAACAAATTGCTAATTCCTATAAGCAGTTATTGCAGATAGGATCAAATAATACTGGGGTATCTGTTGCATTACAGACTGTTCAAGATGGTAATGGTTCAAATACTGCTTTACAGTTAAGTAATTCTACTGTTAATGTTAATGGGACATTTGCACTAAACGGTGTTAACTTAACTGCTGATGCATCTGCTTTAAATGCCATTACTGATCTTACGGGTATTACCGGCATAGTTGCTATGAATGCTGGTTCTGCTTTAGGCAGAACTTTAACAGCTGGTGCTGGAATAACAATAAGTAATGCAGATGGTACTGCAGGTAATCCTACTATTGCTGTAAGTTTAGAAGATACAACAATTAATGTTGCTAAAGTATCTGCTTCTATTGCTACATTTAATAGTATTGTTAGCGCAGGATTCTTTGTAGGTGATGGTTCAGGTCTTATAAATGTTCCTTCTGCTGAAGGGGGTACTGTTAAGTTTGTTGAAGCAGGTACTGGTATTAAGATTACAGTTGATGGCGCAGTATCAAGTTCAATACCTGTAAGTGGTACAATCCTTGTTTCTGCTGATCAAAACTTTGGTACAGTTTCAGTTAGTACTGCTATCGTCGCAACAGGATCAGCATTGTTTGGAACTTTAAGTGCAACAAACATTGATGCAGATGAGCTTTTAATAGCAGGAGTATCGGCAGCTAATGTAACTGAAGTTGCTGCAGTATCAGCATTAACACAGGCAAACCTTGATTCAATTACCAGTATTAATACTGTAGTTGCAAATGTTTCAGCACTTACTTCAGTTAATGCTGCAGCTATTACAAGCATTAATACTGTAGTTGATAATCTTGATTTTGCAACAAGTGCTGAACTTGCAACAGTATCTGCTGCACTAGCTACAAGCATTTCAAATACTAACTCTGCTGTTACAAGTGTTAACACAGTTATTACAAACTTATCTGCTACACTAGCTACAAGTATTGATAATAGAACTGCTGCTATCACAAGCATTAACTCAGTTATTACTGCTTTATCTGCTACAATGGCAACAAGTATTAATAATAGTAATACTAGCATTGCTGCAAATGCTGCGGCAATAACCAGTGTTAATACAGTTATTACAAACTTATCTGCTACACTAGCTACAAGTATTGGGAACAGCAACTCAGCAATTACAGCACTTTCAGCAACATTAGCAACAAGCATTGCAAACCATTTACCTCTTGCTGGTGGTACACTAACTGGTACAGTAAGCGGTACAGACTTTTATGTAAGTGCAGTTGCTATTGGAGTAGATGCGCTTCTAGGAAAAGAACTTCGCATTGGTACTGCTGCTGTAGCAGACATTGTAAGTCTTACAGATGCAGCAAGTATCGCAGTTGACTTTAATACAGGACAGAACTTTGCAATTACACTGGCAGGTAACAGAACATTAGAAAACCCAACCAATTGTGTTGCAGGTCAGGTAGGAAGCATCTTTATTGTACAGGACGGTACAGGATCAAGAACACTTGCCTTTGGATCAAACTGGGGTTTTCCTGATGGTACTGCTCCTGTTATTTCTACTTCTATCAATGCAGTAGATAGGTTAGACTATATTGTACATACATCTACAGATGTTCACGGTTTAGTAACAAAGGCATATTCATAAATGGTATTTAATAATAATCTTCTTTTAGGTGCAGGTGGACAGAGTACAGGTCCAGCACCATTTGACCCAACTCTGATTGGTAATTCTGTTTGGTTGGATGGGTCTGCTGATTTTCTATCAGCAGAGCTAGGAGCAAAAACCAGAACAAAGGCTGTCATAGGAACTTGGATACAGAAAACCGGATTTACTACCGCAGACGCTACAATATTTAGCAAAAAGGGTACTGCACATTTTGCCATCAGAATGCAAGATCAAAGTGGTAAAGCAGGTAAAATTTCTATCTTTGATTATGACGGCAGCAACTTCCAATACAGCGCAGAATCAACCTCAATGCTGCTAAGAGATATTGGCTGGTATCATATAATGCTATCAATTGATACGACTGCTGATGCAGGAAGCAGATTAAAATATTATATAAACGGCATCGATCAAACTTCAACTCTAACAGTCTCTACTGATTATACTGCAAATGATAATCCAAGTATAACTGGAGGCAGCGGTGAACCAACTCAATGGGGAGTTGGCCCTGGCGGTGCTAGTCAGTTTAATCCCTGCTACTTGGCACAATCTTTTATGCTAGATGATGATAGTATACAGAATGGTGATGTAGCTGTTACTGATATTTTAGATACGTTTACCTTTGGTACAAATGGTTCTCAGTATGTTCCAAAGGCTGATGCAGACATAGCTGCTCTTGCAACTACAGCAGGAGGAGATAGCTTCTGTCTTGACTTTGCAGATAGTGCTGATCTGGGGAATGATATTAGCTCTAACGCTAATGATTTCACACCTAACAGTATGAGCAGTGCTAATCAGACAACTAGTACACCTAGTTTAGTTTATCCAGTTTGGAAT